GCAACACCAAAACCAAGAACCCGCCTGAGAAAGTGGTTAAGCGGGACCTATAAGGAGGGATACCATGTATATAGATGACGATGACAGGGGCTTCGGCGATGATGCTCCCGAGGGGGTGGACGCCGATGATGATTAACCGGGACTATCCATGCAACCCCAGCAACTATGCAGTACAGGCTGATCGTACCATCGAGTATATAGTTATCCACTATGTAGGTGCAACCGGGTCGGCCCGAGAAAACGCATTATATTTCCAACGATCGGCGGGGCTTCAGGCTTCCGCTCATTTTTTTGTTGGCCATGAGTCCGAGGGCGGGGCCATATACCAAAGCGTGGATCCGCTCAGCCGGGCCTGGCATTGTGGGGCCAAGGTATACAAGCATCCCGCCTGCCGCAACTCCAACAGTATCGGCGTTGAGATGTGCTGCCACAAGGACGCCCAGGGCAACTGGTATTTTGATGATGTGACTGTTGAGATGACTGTCCAGCTGGTACGGCAGCTTATGACTGAGTATGGCATACCAGTTGACAACGTGATCAGGCACTATGATGTGACCGGCAAGCTGTGCCCAGCTCCTCTTACGAACGAATTTGCTTGGTTATTATTTAAATCTAGATTGGAGGGTCCAGCTATGAATGAAAAAACTGGCGATAATCCTAGTTCTTGGGCAAAAGAACATACCGAATGGGCTAAAGCAAAAGGGATTATCAACGGCGACGGTCTAGGTAATTATGACTGGCAAGGCTTCACAACTAGAGAAGCCATGGCAGCCATGTTACATAATTTCGCTATAGCATACGGATTTGAAAAGGAGGAAAATTATTAATGCAAAGATCTTTTATTGACAGGCTTAAATCAAGGAAGTTTCTAGCCGCGTTCTTTACTGCTCTGTTTATTATTTGTAATGAAGGTTTAGGTCTTGGGGTCGATCAACAAGCATATATGTGGATCACCGGAGTTGTAACTGCATTTATTTTGGGTGAATCTTACATAGACGCTCAAGCTATAGGAAAATAATCAACTTTTTCAAGGGGTTCAAGAAAAAACTCCTATCAGAATCGCTTCTCAAGGGTTTTTAATACTGTCCTATACCTATCATATGTCAGAAAGGGTAAAATTGCTTAGAAACGCTTCTAGACGTCTCTATTTCAATTTGGCCTAAAAACGGGTTATTTTTGATGAAAAATCGCGTAAATAACGTATGTTATAATGAAAAGACATAAAATTTTGAAAGGAGAAGGTAAATTTGAAACTCACCAAAAAGGACAGAAGATCTAAACTTGAGAAGGAGATCGATTTAATCTTAGACGAGATGCGAGGAATCGAAGCAACCACATCAGAATATTTAATTAGATTGAACAATCTAGAACGGTTACATAAGATGAATAATGAAATTAAAAATCGAAAAGTAAAACCGGACACGATTGCCATTGTAATGACTAATCTGATTGGAATTGGTATGATCCTCGGATACGAGAGGGTTAACATCATAACTAGTAAAGCTTTAGGGTTTGTACTTAGAGGGCGTGTGTAAAACATGCCTTCCCCTTTTTTCCTACTATATTGGAGGTGTTTACATGGAAGAAAAACTTAGACTACTGGCAAAAGAATCAGCTGAGTTAACATATTTATCTTTATTGTTTGCCGAATTATTAAGAAATCAGCATATGTTTTACACCCCAGATTTTACTTCTTTAGACGAATTAATAGATGAGCATCTTGTTTCAACCTTAAACTTATTCTATCAAATATTACCGAAGATGGAGGAGTGTAATGATAAAAGATAGTGGAGAACGCCATGAATATGAGACTGGTGCGGTAAGAGATTTGCATAAAGGAAAGGGTCGGTATGATCTTATTCCCTGGGATGCTATTCATGAGTTAGCCCTACATTGTGAGGAGGGCGCTCTCAAATATGGGGAGCGTAACTGCGAGAAGGGAATACCTGTACATAGCTTGATAGACAGTGCCGTACGCCATTTATCTTGTTATCTACGTGGGATGAAGGATGAACCTCATTTAAGGGCTGCTATGTGGAATATAGCTTTTGCTATATGGACTGAGAAAAATCACCCAGAACAACAGGATATTCCTATGAGATATCGTAATGAATAAATTAGAGAAGATCAATTTTATCGGTCACGTGTTTATGAACGGAGCGAAAATACAAATGAGCCAGGAATGGGTTATCGTATTAGCTGCTATCGTTGGATTAAGCCAAGGAAGCTTTAAACAAGGGATAATTGGCGGATTAGCTATATTCGGAACTTGTGGGGCTGTTGGTAGCGTTCTAGGTATCATGGATAACTGGGATAAAATTAAGAACCTCTAGAGAGCTTTATTGCTCTCTCTCTTTTTTTTTCTCGCGGTAAAATCATATCATATAATGAAATAAAATTTTGGAGGAGGAGATACTAAATGGATATCAAAAAATTCATCAAAAATCACAAGAAAGAGATTATTATCGGAACAGTTGTAACGATTAGTGTTGTAGGATTAATCGTGAAAATTAAGCATGGTAAAGGACTTAATCTTGTTAATTCAAGTGGGTTGAACGCTATCACTTGGGATGCTAACCAGCCAGAAACATTTATGACGTTAGAGAGAGTTAAAGAGCTTCTTGATTTAAACGCTAATAACGATTCGATGTTTGCAATATTTAAGGAATTTGCTGAGGCAGATAAATATGTATGTTTAATATTGAATGATAGTGTAGCATTGGTTTAAGAGAGCTTCGGCTCTCTCTTTTTTTTTTCTCGCGGTAAAATCATATCATATAATGAAATAAATTCTTGAAAGGAGAAGTATCATGGGAGGGAAAATTATGTTTCACGCATTGGCACTGGGTTATCTGGGGTTTGTTGGATTTTGCTATAGCAAAAGTCAATATTATCGAGGAAGAATAGATGGTATTAAGGACGTGACTGACACATTAACTGAGATGGTAAAAGCTGAATTCGGAATTGATACTGAAGAATTAAAAAAAGAAAAGGATTTAAGAAACAAAAAATTAACTCTAGTAAAAAAATAAATGAGAGTTAATTACAGGGACTTAGGTCCCTTTCTTTTTTCTATTCGCGAAAAAAACACTCCTTATAATGAAAGGAGTGGATAATAATGGGAAACTATGCAAAAATAGTATTTAGTAACCGGGAACTTTTAGGGATGGCTATTAGTGTAATTGGTTGTGTCATAATTGGTAACGGAATAACTGAATTAATTAAAGCAGGTAATTCGAAAATTGAAACTTTTTTGAAAAAGGGAGCTTAGGCTTCCCTTTTTTCCTCGCGAAAAAAACATCTGGTATAATAGAAGATATATATGGTGTTTATTTATAGTCGGTTCGATTCCGACATATCTTCTTTTTATTTTTTCTAGAAAGGAGGTTTTAGAATGATTCAGTTTGGAAGAGTTGGTTCGTTGATTCTTGGTATTACCGCTACTGTAGGCACTGTTACTATAGTAAAGGCTGTTATTAACATTATTAAAACCAAGAAATAAAGAAAATTCTTGGAAGGGATGAGGTCATGCCAAAACCATTAATTAAGGTTATCGGACGATTTCTTGTTAAAAACTCACCAACTATCATGGCCGCTCTTGGTGGTGCAGGTGCGGTATCTACAGCTATACTTGGAATAAAAGCCACACCTAAAGCTCTATTGTTAATTGAGGAGGAGGTCCGCAGAAAATATTCTGGTTATAATTATCGCGTACTAACTAGCAAACCTTTATTATCAAAAAAAGAGGTTATAAAGATCACTTGGCATTGTTATATTCCAACTATGATAATGGGTGGTGTGACGCTTGCTTGTATATTCTATGGTAATTCCCTTAATCTAAAGCGTAATGCAGCATTAGCTAGTATGTACACTCTCGCAGAGACAACTCTAAAAGAGTACCAGAATAAAGTTGTTGAGGTAGTAGGGGAAAAGAAAGCTAAGAAGATTGAAGACGAGGTTTACGAAGAAGAAATAAAGAAACACCCGGTAGATGTTAGCGAGATAACTATCACAGGTAGGGGAGATACGCTTTGTTATGAGAGAACATCAGGACGATATTTTAAGAGCGATATAGAGAATATACGTAGGGTAAGAAATAATCTAAACGAGCTTTTATTGTCCGATGGATTCGTTAAATTGAACGAATTATATTATGAATTAGGTTTACCAGAGACGTCTATAGGAGAATATTGGGGGTGGGATATTAGTAAAGGACAAATAGATATAAAATTCTCATCTCAACTAACACAACATGGAACGCCATGTTTAGTAATTGATAGCGAACCAACGTATTTTTCAGATTAATTCGCGAAAAAAACATCTGTTATAATGAAACCTATTAAACATATTTGAAAGGAGAATAAAATCATGGGGAACGTATTGAACTTTGTAAAGAGTAATTGGAAGATCGGAATTGCAATCTTAGGAGGTATCGCTCTTGTAGGACTAGCGAAAGCTGTCGCAAACAAGTGCGGTGACGACGACGAGTATGATGACGAAGAAATCGATTACATCGAAACAACGATCGTCGAAACCACTGAGGAATAATCCTCAAATTAACAATGGGTGTAGAAGGGTGTTATTAACGTAACATCCTTCTTTTTCTTTATCTTGAAAGGAGATTGAAAATGGTTGTAAATTCACTGGAATCATTAGGGACACCTGCATATTTATATCGTATATCTAAGAGAAGACAAAATTTAGAGACTTTAAAAGGTTATGCGAGAATAGACCGATATGGTAAGGGCGAGTTCATTGTACGAGTTGATAGACCTAGCGGCCCAAGATATAGACGTTTAGTATGTTCGACTGAAGAATCTAAAGTCCATCATTCCGTTGTTTGGCTTACTAATGATGATTCTAAACTTGCTAGAATTATATTAATTGATCATTGGGGAAGAGAAATAGAAAAAATAAATGACGAATTAGCTAAATATATTAATACTATTAAAATTCTTCTGGAGGGCTTATGATAGAGAACCTTAAGTTAGTATTACCACTACTACTCATTTACGGTTTTTGTGCATTTGCGCTTATTTTAATATGTGCGGCTTTCGTCAAGTACACATGGCCTAAATAAAAGAAAAAAGCATTTACAAGCTCGCAGGATTTACACAGCATATAATGAAATAAAATTCGAAAGGGAGTTTGTAAAATGACTAACAAAAAATTGATCATTGCTGACATGGTAGTTGGTATAACTGCCGGGATAGGAACCTTGGCAATAGTTGAGCAGGTAGTGAGTTCTGTTGTGCCACCGCAAATAAAGATCGGAAGTAAAATCTTTATTGGAGTAGCAAAAATAGTAATATCATGCATGGCTGCTGACGCTGTTGTGGGTCATGTCTCGAAGACGTTTAGAGCTATCGATCATGTAATGAGCGAACTGGAAGTCGAAACTACAGAGAAACCTAACGAGAAGTAATGGAAAAAGATAAGTATCACAAACGTGGTATTTATCTTTTCTTTTTTATGGAGGGAACGTCGTGGAAGAAACTATAGCATGTAGTAAATGCGAGAAAAAATTAGAGATTTGCAGTCTAGCTCAAATAAGAAAATGTTTAAAAGCTTCAGAATGCGAACAATGTGGTAGTCCTGACTATAATTATCCTTATGGATATGCCGAAAGTAGACATTGTATATATTGTGGCGCCGAATGGCCAGTATATAAATAGGAATATATTATCTTGGAAGGAGATAAACTTATGGATGAAGAGAAGAGAGAACCGCTTAAAGTTGATAATGGCTCTAGAGGGGTACGAATATTAAATTCGGATTATCCCTCTAACTCACGTAGGGTTGTTACGGAAAAGAAAGAGGAGAAAAAAGTAAAGAAAATTATTTCAGGAAAAGTTATATTAAAAAAGAAACCTTTTCTACAACGTGTCAAAGATAGCTTATTTGGTGATGGTTTGGCTATTGCTGGCTCGTATGTTCTTAACGAGATATTAGTACCAGCGGCTAAAAGCACTATATCGGATATGATAAATGGTGCTACCGACATGATGTTATTTAATGATGATCGGCATAGACCTAGAAGGGAACGTGGAGGGCGGACTATTTATACTCCATATGATAAAAGATATGATCGTGGGCGAGATAGAGAAGAACGCCAATATAGTAGAGTACGAAGAGGGTTTGAAGATCTTATATTTTCTTCCCGTCGTGATGCCGAGGAGATACGGGATCATCTTGTAGATATGATTACCGAGTATGGGGCCGTGAGTATCGCCGATCTATATGATGCCGTAGAAATTGATTCAACTAATTTCACAGATGATAAATATGGTTGGACAAGTCTGCGTAATGCCGTCATAACTAGAGATAGAGATGGGTACGTCCTTGAATTACCGAAACCAAAATTAATTGATTAGAGGGAGTGCTAAAATGAATGAAGTTTTAGATCTTCTAGCGGATGGTAAGCACGTTATAATCGTCATGTTTAAGAAAGAAATAAACGCTTTTATTGTCACAGTTACCGATAATAAAGGAAACACTTATTCGAAAGAGGTTGAGAGGGACGAGGCTGAATCTGTAAAATATGATGCTCTTACGGCCGCAATAAGACAAGGTATATATGTCCTTAAATTGAGGGAGGATTTAAAATGATAACATTAACTTTGTTATCGATTATATTTATCTCTATGATAATATTCCTTTTTAAGATAGGAAGGGGAATTTTGAGATGGAGCGTTCGGAAATTTTAAATCGTTTAAAATTAATGATACCGATTCGTGATGACGAAATTATAAATTGTGAACTGTTTGGTAATAAAGGACTTTTAATAGAACTTACTAGTGGTTTTAAGTTTATATTTGAATTCGACAAAGAAAACGATGTAAACAATTGGAGTATTAAAAAATATGATGGAGTTATTCAAGGAGGAGGGTATAAATGAATAGTTTAGCGCTCGTTAAGAGTCTTATGCCGACAAAATTAGGTCGTGTTGGATTGATATTAAGGAAAAAGTCCCCAGAGATTATGATTACTCTTGGTGTTGTTGGTCTTAGTTATAGCGTGTGGAAGATAGCTAAAGCTGAACCGAAGGCGCGGAAGATAAAAGAAGAATATTACTCAGAACTCGCTGAGATTGAGGAAGTAAAAGATCATCTTATTTCGAACAATAAAGACTATACGGATAATGATTATATTAAAGATCGTGGTTTGGTTGCCTTTCAAGCCGGTGTAGATCTTGTTAAATTATATGGTCCACCAGTCGTATTAGGCGCTGTCTCAGTTGCTTGTATATTCGGTTCGCATATTATTATGCGTAATCGTAATATTGCTCTTATGGCTGCTTACACAGCTATCGATGATGCGTTCAAGAGATATCGTAAGCGTGTTGTAGAGGATTACGGTGAAGAAGTCGACAGGAGATTCAGACTCGGAATGCGGCAACAAGAGATAATCGTTGAGGAAGAGGACGAAAAAGGTAAGAAGAAAAAAGTAAAAAAGAACGTAGACGTGGTTGATCCTAATGGAATAAGTGTATACGCTAGATTCTTTGGAAAAGGATATTCTTCTGAATGGGTAGATACTCCAAATTATAATCTTTCGTATATAAAAGGCCAACAAAGTTTCTTTAATCAACTTCTTCATTCTCGCGGTCATGTGTTTTTAAATGAAGTTTATGACGCTCTAGGTTTTAAAAGATCTAAAGAAGGAGCTCTCGTAGGTTGGGTATTAGGAAACGGTGGCGACGACTTTATTGATTTTTCAATATATAATTGTTCGACACCAGAGTATAGAAATGAGTATTCCTGTGACACCATAGTTGAGGAACGTCAAGATTTTGTAAATGGTTATAGAGATAGTATTCTTCTCGATTTCAATGTCGATGGGCTTATTTACGATAAAATTTGAATGCGAGATGGATTAAACGCTATCGGATCGGGGAACTTCTATAGGGATATTATGGATTTTCCCCATCTATATACCAACATTTAACCGGCGGCTGGGACCCTACACCCTTAGCACAAAGGTGTAGCCTTGAGTTCGATTCCTTGGGCCGGTTTCCAATAAAAAAGAGGAGAGCGAATAGATGAGTTTACAACAGGCTTTTGGGTTGGGGTATTTGGTTGCCACCGCAATTATCACTGGGACAGTTTTATTGTTGAATTGGTATTTATCTCATTAAGGAGGGCGAGAGTAGATGCGGGATTTAGGTTTTACAAGATTTTGTAATGACCCTGAATTGGCGTGTTGCCAGTATGAAAAAAGATATTTTTCCTTACAAACTGAAAACGCCAAACTGCGCAAGGTAGTGGAGGCGGCGAGAGACGTAGTGGGCTTCGGAGCATGTCATGATGAAAATTCCCTTTGGAGCATTAAAGCTTTACAGAATGCTATAGAGAATTATGAAGGTTGGAAGACCGACCCTTTCCTTGTGGATAAGAAATGCAACCAATGCGACAGTCAAAAAGTGGAATACGTTTGTATTGACTTTGAGTTTGACGATAAACAGATTAGTGCCTATTACTGTAAAGAATGTGCTGAGGAATATAACTATATCTGTCCGTGGTGCAGGCATGGGCTTGTTGAACTAGACAAGGAGGGAGAGTAGGTCAGTTTATATCCGGCGGGCTGGGCACCATGCCAGTGACGCACAAGCTGGTATCCCCAGGTTCGATTCCGGGGGCCGGGTTCCATTATTGAAAGGAGAAATATGCCTGAGAGTTATATTGATGAAGACTTAGAAATTTTGTTTGAACGTTTTGATTTACACGATTCAATAGCGTTATTTTACGATGAAGAAACTAATCGTTTTATAACATGTCTAGGCGAGATCGTTAACAATCCATATAAATATGTTACTCCTTCTCAGGTCTTTCTATTTAAACAGAAAAAAGAAGATTTAGTGTTTGTTGATGTCACACGTTCGTTTATTGTTGAGCTGGTTTATCCTGATTACGATTATACTAAATATACTTGAAAGGAAGTTTTACCATGAATAGTTTAATAAAAGGTGTTTTAGTGTTTGCTATAGGAGCTGCTATAGGAGCTCTTACAACCTATAAAATAATGAAAGATAGGATGGAGGAGAATAATTTCTTAGAGGAAGATATTTACGAATATGATACAGAGGAGCATCCTCGCCCAGTTAACCGGCAAATAGATATGGAAGAGATCGAATTGGCAAAGGAAGATTTCACCCGTAGCGTTAATGAAAAGTTCGAGAAGAAAATTATATCTTATAATAATATATCTGCCAAACCAGACTTAACTTCTCTTATCGAGGATGACATTAAACCTAAGATTATAACTGTTCATCAGTTCGACGATGAGAACACTTGGTATGAAAAGAAATCGTTATGGTTCTATGAGAAAGACGATACAGTTGCAGATGAAGAAGAGAAGATAGTTGATGACCCTTGTGCGTTAATTGGGTTTGAGGCTCTCCTCAGTTTCGGCCAAGGTTCTGAAGACTCTGACGTCGTATACGTACGCAATAGTGAACTTGGTGTAGATTATGAGGTTGTTCGACTCGATAAGAGTTATCAAGAGGTGGTTCTTGGAATTAAACCAGAGGAATCACATAGAAAGAAGGTAAAACAAGATGATGCCGAAAACGAAGAATCAAACAAGTAGTCCTGTTGTTAGTAATAGAAAAACTCTCCTTAAACACAAAGACAGAGATCTACTTAATGAATATTTTCATTGGCTTTGTGATCTAATTGAAGTTAATGCTCCTGATAAGAGTTATTGGTTTTTAGCAAATGATCTTCATAGAAGAGAGTTCTTTTGGTTAATTTCCAACGATGATAATAGAGCAAACGATGGAAGAAACCTACGAGATCTATTTGCGGACGATGAGAAATATGATGATATTGAACCAATTAATGGTCCTTGTACAGTTTTGGAGATGTTAATAGGTCTAGCTATGAGAATGGACGGAATAATGGCTGATCTAGATAACACTAATAGAACCTCTAAATGGTTTTGGGAAATTATAACTAACGTCGGTCTTGATAAATTCAATGACGATGTATACTTCGAGCTTAATGGAGAGATAAATATCAACACAGCGATTGATATTATCTTGGAAAGAACTTACAGACGTAACGGTAAAGGAGGTTTATTTCCTCTGAAATTTAATAAGAAGGACCAGCGAAAAGTTGAAATCTGGTATCAAATGAGTGAATATTTACTCGAAAATTACTATCTAGATGAGAAAATTATGTGTTAATTTTGTGACAGTTGTGACAGTTTTGTGTTTCATTTTCCGATTTTATTTATAGTAAAATTTGAAAGTGTTACACTTTACTGTCACAATGTTACGTTTTTTTTTCAAAACGTAACACCCTCTAACGCCCAATTGACGTGGCGTTGAGGGGTGTCTGTTACGTTTGTTACACTTTTTTACTAAACTAATATATAAGAGAAAATTAGATATATAAAAGTTTTGTTATGATGAAAAAAACGTAACATCGTAACAAGACATCTAGGGGGGACTTAGTGAGAACCATGGATTTTTATCAAATCAAAGAAAGGAGTACGAAAAATGGCGTCATAGAAGTTTATCCAGATTTTAAAGTTATCCGTTCACGTGATTTGATGGTTCGTGGTAGATCATTCTATGCCATCTGGGATGAAGATAGAAATATATGGAGCACGGATGAATATGATGTGCAGAGGTTGGTCGATGCGACCCTCATGGAATATAGAGAAAAGATATTATCAAAAACGGATGGGAACGTACAAGTAAAATTAATGAGTGACTTCTCGTCAAAATCGTGGGCGGATTTTAGGAAATATATGCAGAATATATCTGATAACGCACATCAACTGGATGAAAAATTGACGTTTATTAACACGGAGGTGAAGAAAAATGATTATGTAAGTAGACGTCTTCCGTATCCACTTGAAAAAGGAACGTTCGAAGCATACGATGAAATCGTTGGGACGCTATATGAACCAGAAGAAAGAGAAAAAATTGAGTGGGCTATTGGTGCTGTTATAGCTGGGGATTCTAAGAATATTCAAAAATTTCTTGTATTCTATGGAGAAGCTGGTGCTGGTAAATCCACAATGCTTAATATTATCCAGAAACTCTTTCAGGGATATTATACAACGTTTGAGGCTAAAGCGTTAACGTCATCTAATAATACATTTTCAACAGAAGTATTTAAATCTAATCCTTTAGTGGCCATACAACATGATGGCGATCTTTCTAAGATAGAAGATAATACAAAACTTAATAGTATTATCTCTCACGAAGAAATGACAATGAATGAGAAATATAAACCTGCTTATATGGCTAGAGTTAATTGTTTCTTATTCATGGCTACAAACAAACCGGTTAAAATTACCGATGGGAAATCAGGAATTATAAGAAGATTAATAGACGTTAGACCTTCTGGGAGGAAGATACCAACTAAGCGATACCAAACTTTAATGACTCAGATAGACTTTGAATTAGGTGCAATAGCAACACACTGTTTAGAAGTATATAGAAAAATGGGTAAGAATTATTACTCTTCTTATCGCCCATTAGAGATGATTCTTCAAACAGACGTATTTTTTAATTTTGTCGAAACAAATTATTATTTCTTTAAAGAACAAGATGGCGTTTCGATTTCACAAGCTTATGAGATGTATAAAACCTATTGTGATGAAGCGTTAGTTGATTTCAAATTACCAAGACATAAATTTAGGGAAGAACTAAAAAACTACTTCAAAGTCTTCTCAGATGTAACTCGTATTAATGGTAAACAGGTAAGAAGTTATTATTCTAAATTCATAACTAGTAAATTCAGAAATTCTAAAGTGGTAAAAGAAGAACACGCACACTCATTAACGTTCGATTCTACAACTTCTATATTTGATGAGATATGTTCTGATTGCCCAGCGCAGTATGCTAATATTTCTGAAACACCTAATAGTAGATGGGATAATGTAAAAACAAAACTATCAGATATTAATACAGGAAAAATACATTATGTTAAAATTCCAGAAGAACACATAGTTATAGATTTCGACCTTAAAGACGCAGATGGTAATAAATCGTTAGATAAAAATATCGAAGAGGCTAGTAAATGGCCAGCTACCTATGCAGAATTGAGTAAAAGTGGTAGTGGTATACATCTTCATTATATTTACGAAGGTGACCCTACAAAACTTAGTCGTGTTTATAGCGATGGTATAGAAATAAAAGTGTTTTCTGGTAAAAGCTCTCTCAGAAGGAAGCTTACAAAATGTAATAATATACCGATAGCTAAGATTAACTCAGGATTACCCTTGAAAGGAGAGAAGATGATTAATTTTGAAACGGTAAAGAGTGAGAGAGCATTACGTAACATTATTAAAAGAAATCTTCACAAAGAAATTCACCCATCAACAGCTTCTAGTGTAAGTTTCATTCATAAGAAACTTGAAGATGCTTATAATTCTGGTTTGATATATGATGTGACAGATATGCGTCCAGCGATATTAGAGTTTGCCAATAATAGTTCTAATCAATCAGAACGTTGTGTAAAACTAGTTGGACAGATGAAATTTAAATCAGAAGAGATAAGTAAAAATATTGAAAAATATGATAGCAGCGAATTAATATTCTTCGATGTTGAAGTCTTCCCTAATTTATTCGTAGTGGTGTGGAAGGCTGAAGGAAAAAACAAAGTAAAAATGATAAACCCAAAACCATCAGAAATTGAAGACTTATTAAAATTCAAACTCGTTGGTTTCAATTGTCGTAGATATGATAATCATATTTTATATGCTCGTTATATAGGATATGATAATCAACAATTATTCAAACTAAGTCAACGTATTATTAATAATAGTCGTAACTGTTTTTTTGGAGAAGCTTATAATATATCTTATACAGATGTATATGATTTTTCATCCAAGAAACAAAGTTTAAAGAAGTTTGAAATTGAATTAGGTATATTTCATAAAGAATTGGGTTTTCCATGGGATAAACCTGTTCCAGAAGACAAGTGGTTAGAAGTTGCAGAGTATTGTGGAAATGACGTTGATGCCACAGAAGCTGTATTTAAAGCTAGACAACAGGATTTTGTAGCTAGACAAATATTAGCAGAATTAAGTGGATTAACAGTTAACGACACAACACAAATGCACACCGCTAAGATTATATTTGGAGACGATAAAAATCCACAAGATAAATTTATTTATACAGATTTAAGTGAGATGTTTCCTGGATATGTTTATAACTTTGGAAAAAGTACATATCGTGGAGAAGATCCAGGAGAAGGTGGTTATGTTTATGCCGAGCCTGGTATGTATGGTAATGTAAGACCATCTGATATAGTATCGATGCATCCTACTAGCGCCGTTCTTATGAAGATATTTGGTAAGTATACAGATAGGTTTGAAGAATTACTAAAAGCTCGTGTTGCAATAAAACAAAAGAATTATGCTCTTGCAAAGACAATGCTTGGTGGCATCCTAGGAAAATATCTAACAACGACTGAGGATTCAGAAGCATTATCTTATGCGTTAAAGATCGTAATTAATATCGTATATGGTTTAACCTCTGCTAAGTTCGATAATAAATTTAAAGATATCAGGAACAAAGACAATATCGTTGCAAAGCGTGGTGCTTTGTTTATGATTGATCTTAAACATGCTGTTAAGGAGAGAGGTTTCTCAGTTGCTCATATTAAGACAGACTCAATTAAAATACCAGATGCTACTCCTGAAATTATGGAATTCATTAAAGAATTTGGGAAGAAGTATGGGTATGAGTTTGAGCACGAAGCAACATACGATAAGATGTGTTTAGTTAATGATGCCGTGTTTATTGCTAAATATAAGGATGGGAAGAATAAAGGTAAATGGGTAGCTGTTGGAGCACAATTTGCACATCCTTTTGTGTTTAAAACTTTATTTAGTAAAGAGGATATTCTTTTTGAGGATTTATGTGAAACTAAATCTGTCAGCACAGCTTTATATTTAGATATGAATGAGGATACAGATGAACATTCTTATCGTTTTGTTGGAAAAGTTGGATCTTTCTGTCCTATTAAACCGGGTTGTGGTGGAGGTATATTACTTCGTGAGAAGGATGGTAAATATTATGCCGCTACTGGAACTAAGGGATATCGTTGGTTAGAAGCAGAGGTTGTTAAAAATTTAGGAATGGAGGGAGATATAGATAGAAGTTATTATCAGAAATTAGTTGATGCTGCAGTAGATACTATTTCTAAATTTGGAGATTTTGAATGGTTTGTATCTGATGAACCTTATGAAAAAACAATACTACCATGGGATCTTCAATGCGGAAATAAAACATGTGTTGATTGTATTAATTGGATTGTTAAAGAGGATGGGGTTCCAAATGAATGTAAACTAGGACATAAATGTTTACCGTTTTAAATTTTGAAAGGAGTATATTATGAAAAAAAGAGTAGAAAGCACTATAACAATTGAGAACACCAGAATATTTTCTCGTAATTTTTCTGGAAAAAAAGGCGAATACAACCCTGCAGGAAGTAGAAATTTCTGTGTAGTTATAGGTGAAGAATTAGCACCTATGTTAAAAGAAGATGGTTGGAACGTTCGTTATACAAAACCTAGATATGAGGACGTCGATCCAGAAGCTTTTCTACAAGTAACTGTGAGTTTTACGAATGAAAGAAAGATGCCAAAAATCTTTCTTATTTCAAGTAAAGGAAAATCAATAATTAATGAGGATAATGTTCATATTCTAGATTGGGTCGAAATTAAGGAGTTTAAACTCATTATTCGTCCTTATAATTGGGACGTAAGAGGAGAAACGGGAGTAAAAGCATATTTGAAATCTTTAGCTATTCATATAGAAGAAGACGAAATAGAAAAAGAATATTACGATCTTCCAGATAGCGCTGCTGATGTTATAGGTGGCTGTGGTAATTGTGATGCTTGCGATGGTAGTTGCGATAAAGATGGCAGTAGAACTTTATAACTACCAAAAAATAGCTATTGATGAACTGAAGTCTGGCTCCATCCTTTGTGGTGGAGTCGGCTCCGGTAAATCTAGAACCGCTTTAGCTTATTATTTTGTAAAGGAATGTGGCGGTTCTATAAAAATCGATGGCGTTGGTGATTACTCGCCAATGAAAGAACCAAAGGATTTATATATAATTACCACAGCTAGAAAAAGAGATTTATACGAATGGCAAAAAGAATGCGCACATTTTTTATTATTTAAAGTTATTGTGGATTCTTGGCAGAATATAGGAAAGTATAAAAATGTAGATAAAGCTTTCTTTATATTTGATGAGCAAAGAGTTGTTGGATCAGGTTCTTGGGTTAAATCGTTTTTAGAAATAACAAAAAAGAATAAATGGATATTACTTAGTGCAACGCCAGGAGATACATGGATGGATTACATTCCTGTTTTTATAGCAAATGGTTTTTATAAAAATAGGACACAATTTATAAGACAACATGTTGTCTATAGTAGTCGTACTAAGTTTCCTAAAGTTGATCGTTATGTTGAGACTATGAGATTAATGAGACTTAAAAAACAAATTTTAGTAAACATGGATTATATAAAACCAACTTCTATTCATAATAAAATAATAGATGTTGATTTTGATGAAGAAGCGTTTAGAACTGTTAAGAAAAAAAGATGGAATATTTTCACTAATAAACCAATAAAAAATATTAGCGAGTTCTGTCAAGTAATGCGTAAAGTAGTAAACAGCGATCCAGATCGAATAAGAGCTATAAAAGATATTTTAAAAGATCATCCTAAATTAATAATATTTTATAATTTTAACTATGAGTTAGATACTTTGCGAAAAATGGCTCATGATATAAACATTCCTATAGGGGAGTGGAATGGTTATAAACATGAACTTATACCGAAAGGAGAGAGGTGGTTATATTTAGTACAATATGCAGCAGGAGCTGAGGGCTGGAATTGTATAGAGACAGATACTATAGCGTTCTTTTCTCAAAGCTATTCTTATAAAACTATGGTTCAGGCTGCTGGAAGAATAGATAGAGTTAATACTCCATTTAAAGATCTATATTATTACCATCTTAGATCAAACTCAGAGATAGACAGAGCCATAGCAAGTTGTTTAAAAATGAAAAAGAACTTCAATGAAAGAGAATTTACTATTTTTTAAAAGCCGCGCGGAAAACATATGCTATAATAGAAGAGATAGAGTATCTATATATCTCTTCTTATATTTTTTAAGGGAGGTAGCTCATTTGTTGGAGAGTAAATTTCAGTCTGAACTTATTTTGGATTGTGAAGAATTATTTCCAGGATGTATAATTCTGAAAAACGATTCTAATTATATTCAAGGGTTTCCAGATTTATTAATTCTCTATAAAAATAAATGGGCTGCTTTAGAATGTAAGAAAAGTGCATATGATAGGCATCGACCAAATCAAGATTATTATATAGATATACTTGATAAGATGTCATACGCGAGCTTCATCTATCCTGAAAATAAGAAGGAGGTATTAGATGAACTTCAACAGACACTCAGACCTAGAAGGACAACACGCATTCTTAGGGGCTAGTAAATATCATTGGATAAATTATGATGAGGAAAAACTTGACGCAACTTATAGAAAATTTCTAGCAATACAAAGAGGCGTTGATTTACATGATCTCGCTTGCAGAGCTATACTCTTAGGCGAGAAACTTCAGAAATCTAGAAAGACTTTAAATTTATACGTGAACGATGCTATTGGTTTTAAGATGACGCCTGAGCAGAAATTAGTTTATTCTTATAATTGTTTTGGAACAGCAGATGCTATTTCTTTTAGAAACAACGTGTTAAGAATACACGATTTTAAAAGTGGAGAACAACCTGCATCAATGAATCAACTTGAAGTTTATGCTGCTTTATTTTGTCATGAATATGATGTTAGACCAAGAGATATAAAAATAGAACTTCGTTTGTATCAATCAAATGAGGTTCTTATCCATGAACCTTCGCCACATGACATTGAACGTATCATGGATAAAATGGTTATATTCGATAGAAGAATAGAAATGATTAAGAGTGGAGAGGAAGGATAATATATGTATAAAGTTATTAAACATTATGGAACTCCTCGTCACTCTGGTCGTTATCCTTGGGGCTCTGGTGAGAATCCTCAAAGAAGTAGAGATTTTAATAGTTATGTTAATTCATTAAAAAAACAAGGTTTGAGTGAGGTTGAAATAGCAAGAGGACTTGGTATGACAACTTCACAACTAAGAAATGCTAAATCTATCGCAAGAGCTGAGAAAAGACAGTCCGATGTCACACAGGTTTTAAAGTTGAAAGATAAAGGTTATTCAAATAGTGAAATCGGAAGACGGATGAACATTAATGAATCTACAGTGAGATCGCTCCAGAATTCAACTTTAAAATCACGTTCTGAATCTACAAAAAATACAGCAGAAATATTAAAGAAAGAAGTAGAAAAAAAGAAGTATATAGATGTAGGTGTTGGTGTCGAGGCAAGAATGCGTGTTAGCAGAACAAAATTAAAAACAGCTATTGAAATGTTAAAAAACGAGGGCTATACTGTTCATTATTTAAAAGTTGAGCAACTTGGAACAGGTAAGAACACTTCTCTTATGGTTTTAGCAGCACCTAATACAGAGTATAAAGAAGTTTATAAGAATAGGGATAATATAGGACTGATAGGCCATCGTACTGTTGATGGTGGAAGAACTTGGGCTGGTCTTAGACCAATAGAATATGTTGATTCAAAAAGAGTTGCTATTAGATATACAGAAGATGGTGGTTCTGAAAAAGATGGTGTTATTGAACTTCGCCGTGGTGTAAAAGATTTATCTTTAGGAAATAAAAAATATGCTCAAGTTCGTATAGGTGTTGATGAAACACACTTCTTAAAAGGTATGGCTATGTATAGCGATGATATGCCTGATGGTGTAGATATTGTTTATAATACTAATAAACATAAAGGCACTCCAAAAGAGAAGGTGTTTAAAGAATTAAAAAGGGATAAAGATGGGAATATTGATAAAGATAATCCATTCGGTTCAAATCTTAAAAGAGAAATTAACGATTTAGGAGAAGTAGTGGCAGCCCAAAGAGGAGCATTAAACATTGTTAATGAAGAAGGCGATTGGGGTAAATGGTCTAAAACTCTTTCTTCACAGATGTTATCAAAACAATCTCCTGCTCTTGCTAAAAAACAATTAGGATTAGCTTTTGATTCTAAAAAACAAGAATTTGATGAAATCATGGCTTTAACTAATCCTGCTGTTAGAAAGAGATTATTAGATTCTTTTGCTGATGATTGCGACTCTGCGGCTACACATTTGAAAGCTGCTGCGTTACCAAGACAAGGATCACATGTAATACTTCCATTTCCGAATATGCGATCTACAGAAATTTATGCTCCAAATTACAGAGATGGCGAACAGGTTGTTTTGATACGCTATCCACATGGTGGTAAGTTCGAAATACCACAACTAACAGTTAATAATAGACAAAAAGATGCAAAGAGATTATTAGGTAATGCTATAGATGCTGTTGGTATTAATCCTAGGGTAGCAGAAAGATTATCTGGTGCTGATTTTGATGGCGATACAGTTTTAGTTATACCTAATACTAAAGGTTCTATTAAGACGTCGTCCGCTTTAAAAGGTCTAGCCGACTTTAACACTAGGGAAATGTATCCTCCATATGATGGAATGCGAACAATAGACGGAGGAATTTACAGAGAGAAAACTGGAAAACCAGACTATGGTAATACACGTCCAATAACTAGAACTAAACAAATGAAGATGGGCGATGTTTCAAATCTGATAACAGATATGACTATTAAAGGTGCTAATGAAGATGAGATCGCTCGTGCTGTAAGACACTCTATGGTTGTCATTGATTCAGAGAAACATTACTTGGATTATAAACGATCTTATTCAGAGAACGGTATAGCATCATTGAAAAAGAAATACCAAGGTGGCGAAACAGCTGGAGCATCAACGTTAATTTCTAGAGCATCCTCCGAAGAAAGGGTTGGAGTTAGAAAAGAACGTATAGATCCAGCTACAGGAAAGAAAGTTTATGAATACACTAGAGAAACATATAAGAAGGTAAGGTATAAAGACCCAATAACAGGTAAGATAAAAGAAACAACACCTCTTGATGCAAAGAAGAAAGGTTATACAATCATTAGTGAAAAAGAGATTGAGAAGAAAGTAGCATCTACTAAGATGCATGAAACAGATGATGCTTTTACTCTATCTTCTGGAACTATCATGGAAGCAACCTATGCTAGTCACGCTAATAAATTAAAGAGCCTTGCTGATACCTCTAGGAGAATATCTGTTAATACCCCCCGTATTACTTATTCGCAATCAGCTAAGAAGGTTTATGAAAAAGAAGTTGCATCTTTGAAAGCTCAACTTAATCTAGCTATTAAGAACAAACCTTTAGAAAGACAAGCACAGATTCTAGCTAATGCCGCGGTTAAAGCTAAAAGAGAAGCCAACCCCGATATGTCAGCAGAGGACCTTAAGAAATTAAAAGGGCAAACCCTAGCTGAAGCCCGTGTTAGAACCGGGGCTAGGAAACAATTAGTTAACATCAGTGATAGGGAGTGGGAAGCAATTCAAGCCGGCGCTATTAGTAATAACACATTAGTACAAATACTTAACAATACAGATCTAGATAGAGTTAAACAGTTAGCCACACCACGTTCTAAAACAACCCTCTCTTCTGCTAAGATGGCTAAAGCTAGATCAATGTTAGCAGCTGGTCGCACACAAGCAGAAGTAGCCGATGCTTTAGGAATCTCTACAACAACACTATCCAAAGCCCTTTCTTAAGTTTTTGTGAAAAGGAGATTTAATTATGGCACAATCAATGTTAACAACAATTGATAATCCTTTTGATCCTTTTACAGAGTATGATGAATGGTTAGCTTGTGACGAAGACTTAGCAAGAAGAACACAAAGAGCTACTATTTGGTCTTACCTAGCGTCTATAGCAAAACTTTCAGACGAGCTCAGTCCTGTTGATGAAGCTTTAGCTATTGACAATGCGATTGATGAAATAATCAAGTACAATGTTCTCGGAATTTACAAAAAAGTAACAATAGAAGACTAGAATTACAGTCTTAGTTGCCTAGGTAGGGGGGTCTCGCAAAAAAAAGCCCCCCTTCTTGATCGCGGCCGTCCTAAAAAAATCCCCGGGGGTTATTTTTAGGTTTCAGTTTTAGTAGGACTTTTAATTGGGGTCAGGGTGTTC